TCTTTGCCGACTACCTGATCTAGGTTATAATCACCACCTTTAGTAATGATATCGGGCTTTACTTCCTTAATTAAATTCCAAGGAGTTTCTTCATCGAAAATAATAACTTCATCTACACAAGATAAAGCTTCTAATACTTGTTTTCGATCTATATCTATATTATAACATCTATTCTTTAGATTGTACAGGCTTTTATCAGAATTTAGCCCGACAATTAACCTATCGCCTAAAGCTCTAGATTGTTGAAGATAATTTACGTGGCCAGCGTGTAAGATGTCAAAGCAGCCGTTGGTGAATATTGTTTTCATTATAAATAGTACCATAGATAACGTATTTTGTACAGGAAAAAATCATGGCAAACCCATCAACACGACAAGGTTTGATAGACTATTGCCTGAGGAAGCTTGGCGATCCTGTCATCGAGGTTAATGTTGATCCAGATCAACTTGAAGACCGCGTTGATGAAGCCCTACAAGTTTATCAGGAGTTTCATTCAGACGCAACACTTAAAACTTATTTGAAGCACCAAGTAACTGCAACAGATGTCACTAACAAATATATTCCTATTTCAGACAATATTATATATGTATCTAAACTTTTCCCTATTTCTTCTTCATTAAATTCGTCAACTAATATGTTTGGCTTAAAGTATCAAATGATGCTTAATGATATAGCAGATTTGCAAAATTTTGCTGGTGACTTAGGTTATTATGAGCAGATGCAACAGTATTTATCTTTGCTGGATATGAAGCTAAACGGAACACCTCAGGTAACATTTTCAAGACTTCAAAATAGATTGCTTATTCATGGAGATTTTGAAGATAAGGATATTAAAGCAGGTGAATACGTTATTGCAGAAGTGTATCAAATCGTTGATCCTAATACACATACAGGTGTATATAACGACATGTGGCTAAAGGAATATACTACACAACTTATTAAACAACAGTGGGGCGCTAACCTTATTAAGTTTGAAGGAATGCAGCTGCCTGGTGGTGTTATGTTAAATGGACGTCAGCTTTATGAAGATGCTACAGCTGAAATAGAAAAACTTATGGAAAGAATTAGGCTAGAGCAAGAGCTTCCAGCAGATTTCTTTATAGGATGATTGAATGGCTACTAATCGCTACTTTAGTCAGAAGGTAACTTCTGAGCAGAGGCTTTACGAAGATATCGTAATTGAATCTCTTAAAATGTATGGACAGGATGTTTATTACATTCCAAGAGAAATTGTCAATGAAGATACGATTCTTAATGAAGATCCTGCTTCAAGGTATGGCACTGCGTATAAAGTAGAAATGTACATTGAAAACACTGAAGGTTTTGAAGGTGAAGGAGATTTGTTCACTAAGTTTGGTGTTGAAATTAGAGATGAAGCTACGTTCATTATTTCGCGTAAAAGATTTATTCACACTGCAGTACAATATGATAATGACATTACTGGTGAAAGACCAAGAGAAGGTGATTTGATTTATCTTCCTCTTTCTAAATCATTGTTTGAAATTAATCACGTTGAAAATGAACAACCTTTTTATCAAATATCAAACATACCTACATTCAAATGTAGAGCAGCTTTATTCGAATATAGCGGCGAAGATCTTGACACAGGTGTTATTGATATCGATAATATTGAAGTTGATAACACATATCAATATGTAATTTTTTACACAAAACCTGAAACTGCAACTGCTTCATCTTTAATTGATTCAAATGGAGTAGTCAGCTCGATTTCATTAGTAAACGGCGGTGATGGTTATAAAGAAACATTCCCAGATATTACGTTCTCATCTCCAGATAGTGGAACTACTGCTACAGGCACAGCTCAGGTTTCTGGCGGTAAAGTTACAACTTTAACATTATCTTCAGGAGGAACTGGCTATACAACTGCCCCTACTATTTCTATAGAAGCTCCGGCATCAGTAGAATTTGAAAGAGGAGAAACTGTTGAACAAACATTAGCTTCTGGTGTTAAAGTTACTGGAGAACTTGTCAAACAAGTTGATTCTGACGCTGCGCTCTATGTTACACACGTTGGAGCTAATGACGGTAAGTTCCATACGTTTGTTAAAGATATTGACGTAACTGGTGGAACATCATTTGCGGTATCAAGTGTAAAATCAGTTTCTGAATTAATGAATCAATCAGATACAGAAGATAATTTAGATTTTGATGACTTTACTTCAAACATTATTGATTTTTCTGAAAATAACCCGTTTGGAGATCCTGAATAATGAATGATGATATGTTTGATTTCGGTTTTACTGCAGTTAATGAAGATGAACTGACTGCGGTACAAGATGCACAAAAGGCTGTAGGTGATACTGCAGTTGAAGCTAGAACTTCTCAAGACAAACTTGATAGATTATATAACGCTATTACACCATTGTTAAATAATCTTAAAGCGAATCCAGAAAAAGATTATATTCTTTGGCCAAATAGATTAGCTAAGGTTGAACAGTTCGAAGATAAATTACAAGAAATCTATAAGGGTTTATAATGTTTGGAAATTATTTTTATCACGAAAGAATAAAAAAAGCAGTTTCTACATTTGGTAAAATGTTTAACGACATTTATATACTCAGAAAAAGTAGTTCAACTCAAGGCGCAACACAAATGAAAGTTCCGCTTTCGTACGGGCCGCGCGCGAAGTTTCTTGAAAGAATAAGAGAAGTTGCAGATTTAGTTAATAACGATAAAGTTGCTATTAAACTACCAAGACTTTCTTTTGAAATAGAAGGAATTTCTTATGACACGATGAGACAACTACCAAAGCTTAATGATCAAAATAGATCAGGCAGTACTAATAATGTAAGAAATAAATTTAGAAGCGGTGTGCCGTATATTATGAATTTTGCTTTAACAATATACGCAAAAAATCAAGACGATGCATTGCAAATTGTAGAACAGATTATTCCTTATTTTGCTCCTCAATATACTCTCACAATTAAACCATTTAGTGAATTTGATAATATAACAGAAGACGTTCCTATTATATTAACTGGTGTAAACTTTAATGACGACTATGAAGGTGAGCAAGGAACAAGACGTACAATACAATATACACTAACCTTTGATATGCACATTTACTTTCATGGTAAGATTGATGAAGGCTCTATCATTCGTGAGGTTAATGCTAACACACTTATTATGAATAGCGGATTAACAGGTGATTCTGATGTTCCGCTAGAAAGAATTAATTTAGTTCCAAACCCGCTAAGCGTTTCTCCTGATAGCGATTTTGGATTTACAGAAACATTTATATTAGCGGCAGATAGTGATGCCGGGGTGATTTAATGACAGATTCAAATGACGATGTAAAAGGCGATTATGATTATTCAAGAAATACATATTACGAGCTTATTGAACAAGGAAAAGAAAGCTTACAATTAGCTCAAAGAATTGCTGAAGAAACTGAACATCCTAGAGCAATTGAAGTTCTTGCAGGAATGCTTAAACAGGTTTCAGATACTAATGATAAGTTGATGGACCTAAACAAAAAAATGAAAGAACTTACTCAGACTGAAAAGAAAAAGGTTGAAAACCAACAAAACAATTTCTTTATAGGATCTACTTCAGAGTTACAGAAAATGTTAAAAGATGCAGATAAAGGTGAAGTGATAGAACATGACGCAGGCGCTAAGTCCGGAAAACTACCTAGGTAATCCCAACGTTAAAAGGGATGGCGTTGAGCACAATTTTGCTAAAGAAGAAGTTGCAGAATACGTTAAGTGTAGTAAAGATCCCGTATATTTTGTTTCAACATATGTAAAAGTTATTTCTCTTGATGAAGGCTTGGTTGACTTTGTCCCATACGCGTATCAAGAAAAAATGTTTTCACATTTTGATAACCATAGATTTAATATTGTTCTTGCATGTAGACAATCAGGCAAATCTATTTCAGTGTGTGCTTATTTGCTTTGGTATGCACTATTTAATCCTGAACAAACTATTGCTATATTAGCTAATAAAGGTGCGACAGCAAAAGAAATGCTATCGCGTATAACTTTAATGCTAGAAAATATTCCTTTTTTCTTACAGCCTGGGTGTAAAGCACTAAACAAACAAAATGTAGATTTTTCTAATAACTCTAGAATTATTGCTAGCGCAACAACTGGTAGCTCTATTCGTGGTCTCTCAGTTAATCTTCTTTATCTTGATGAGTTTGCATTTGTTGAGCGCGCTTCTGAATTTTATACTTCAACTTATCCTGTTATTTCATCAGGTAAAAACACAAAGGTGATTATTACTTCTACTGCAAATGGTCTTGGAAATCAATTTCATAAGATTTGGGAAGGTTCTCAACAGGAGACCAATGAGTTTTCTTCGTTTCGAGTAGATTGGTGGGATGTTCCTGGACGTGATCAAACTTGGAAAGAGCAAACAATTGCAAATACCAGTCAAGTACAGTTCGATCAAGAATTTGGGAATACGTTTTTTGGTACTGGTAATACTCTTATTAATTCTGAAACTTTATTATCACTAAGAGCTAGTCGACCTTTATGTATAGAAGAAAACGGCGACGTAACAATATACAAAAAGTGTATTGAAAAACACGATTATGTTATGGTTGTAGATGTTGCGAAGGGAAGAGGTCAGGACTATTCTACATTCAATTTGATCGATATTAGCGTTCGCCCGTTTGCACAGGTTGCTGTATATCGCAATAACACTATCTCTCCATTACTCTTCCCCAATATTATTTATAAATGGGCAGTCGCCTACAACAACGCCTATGTAGTAATTGAAAATAACGATCAAGGAATGGTTGTTTGTACAGGTTTGTATCACGATTTAGAATATGAAAATATGCATACGGAATCTAGTGTTAAATCAAATGCGTTTGGTATTGAAATGGGCCGTAAGGTTAAAAGACTAGGATGTTCTGCTGCAAAAGATTTACTTGAAAATAATAAACTAAGTATCGTAGACGAAGAAACAATTAAAGAAATTTCTACATTTGTAGCAAAAGGTATATCGTTTGAAGCTGAAGATGGTAACCATGATGATTTAATGATGAATATAGTTTTGTTTGCTTATTTTGCAACAACTGCATACTTTATGGATATGACTGATATTAATCTAAAAGAAATGATTTATAAACAAAGAATGAAAGAAATTGAAGAAGACATTGTGCCTTTTGGTTTTATTGATAATGGCGAAGTAAGAGAACTAACAGAACAAGAAATTAGAGGCGAGACGTGGTCTATTGATGAAAGCCACCAAGATTTCTAATTTTATAAATAGAATTAAGTGAAATCTAAATCGTATTATGTAGACTTATAAAACAAATGAGAGGAAGAAACAAATGGCTTTTTCAGAATCTCCCTCAATTGTAGTCAGAGAAGTTGACCTGTCGGGTGTAGTTCCTTCAGTATCTAGTTCTACTGGTGCGATTGTTGGGAACTTTAGCTGGGGTCCTGTCCATACTCCGCGCAAGATTGACAATGAGGCAACTCTTGTAAGCGAATTTGGCGCACCCGAAACATATAATTCAGTCGACTTTCACAGTGCAGCATACTTCTTAAAGTATGGTAACTCACTTCAAGTTGTGCGAATCATTGACTCAAACGGTGTTAATTCATTCACCGGTGGTGTTGGTGGTCCAGCCTCGCCTGTAATTAAATCAATAGAAAACTTTGATGGCCAAGTAGGTAAATTAGAATCAGATGGTTTTGATTTTATCGCAAAATATCCTGGCGATCTAGGTAACGGAATTCAAATCCAAATTTGTCCAAGACAATCAAATGACTCTGCGTTTGATAACTGGACTCTTAAAGCTAACTTCGATGCTGCTCCTGCAACATCAGAATTTGCTACTAAGAGAAACTCAACTCACGATGAGGTTCATGTAGCAATTATTGATAGACTCGGCAAATTTACTGGCACAGTCGGAAATGTACTAGAAACATTTCCTTTCGTATCACTTGCACAAAATGCAAAATCACCTGATGGTTCTAGCATATACATTAAAGATGTATTGAACCAAAGATCAGGTTATGTATTTTTGTCAACATTTGATTCGGCATTCGATACTGCTAACGCAGGCGATGACGCCGATTCTGGTACGAGCTTTGCACTTGCTGCTCCTGCGGTTAAAACATATAACCTTGCAAATGGTGCGGCATCAGCAACAGCTGGTAAAGTTGGAAGAATCTTAAGAGGCTTCGACGAATTTGAGGATAAAGATAATATTCAAGTAGATATGATTATTGCTCCAGACGTTGCTGGTAGAACAGATCATACTGCAGTTGTTAACGATTTGGTTTCAATTGCAGAAGCACGTAAAGATTG